TCGTCTTTTGAACGCGGGCAAAAAAATAGCGGCCTCCATGGCCGCCAGTCAGTTATCCGTGAGCGCTTTTATATAGCTTTTCGCATTGTCCTTATCTGCACCAAAGGCCATCCGAACATCATTAAACCGGGCAACCCGCTGGTGCCGCTCACGCCGTAACGCTGCATCGAAGTACAGCATTATTTGTCGCTCGGTGTAGCCTCCGATTTGGTCAGCTCGGTGGCCTGCTCCGATGAGGGTGGCGTAGATTTCTCGCCAGCGGACTGGCTTGCCTTTGCGAACCGGTCTTGCAGTTTGCTGCTGACCACCCGTCTTTGAGCAGACCGAACAAAAAAAGGGCCGCACACACTCCACCAGGTGTAGAGCAGCACGTCCCCCTCATGCTCACTGAGTGAATGAACCCAATCCAGGGGCATATCGGCAGAATCAGCCACCAGCTCCAGGGCCAGATCAAGGTGCTCTGCCAGCAGGTCCAGGATCTCTTCCAGCGATGGCTGGCCACCACTGAGGATCTCTTGCAGGCCATGAATGAATGGCTTTGCTTTGGTGCGGATCTTCAGCCCCTCAACAAAGCCATATTCACGAATGACTACCTTCACCCCGGCAATTACCACTTCTTGCTCGGGGTGCAGGATTTCCAGGTCATTCTCCTCCTGGGCGTCAGGCTGTTGCTCTTGCGGCACCACCTTGGCCATTAGGAGGCCTCCAGCAACTCGATACGGCCAAAGCCACCCAGCGCCTCATCCATGGCCGCTGTGGACTCGAACAGGCAAGTGCCAGTGAGTGAGATTTCACCGAAGCTGCTGTTAATCAGATCCAGCTGGGATACCGGGTTGAACTTCAGCTTGTAGAGCCGCACACGGACATTCTCACCGCCACCATCGACCGTATTCACGCCATCCAGCATCAGGTAACGAATCGGAGCCTGCTGAGTGAACATGGTCAGGTCAGTGGCCGCACCATTCTCGTAGTCTGCAAGCAGCGGCTGGGTTAACGCAGATACATCGAGCATTTCCAGCACGCCACCGGTGGCGCTGGCAATCCGATAGTGGGTGTCTTCCACCAGCGTGGTCGGCGCACCATCGCTATCTTCGATTACCAACGCGCTGATACCGCCACGATCCAGGACAACCATGTCACCATCCACAACCGTCGGAATCGGTTCATCGGTTACCGTGCCGGCAACGATAGTGCGCTCGGTACCATACAGCCCAAGAGCAAGATTTTTGGCGGTACCGTGATACAGGGTCAGGGTGAACGCCACCTCGGTACCGGTGTTCAGCGTGGCACTGGTTTGGCGTAAGCCAGAGTGGCTTTCCTGGCGCTTCTCTTCGGACACCGTCGGGGAGATCTGCAATACACCCGCATCATTCACCCAATGCATGGCACCCGGCTTGCCACCGGCAAGGGATGCGCCCAGGTACACTTTGCCCTGTAGGGAAAAGTCTTTCATTTTTGATCTCCCTTATTCTCAGTTGAAGAGTGGCCTTTGGGGCCGTCAGTCTTTACCGGCTGATAGCCACCGGCGCCGGTTTTGATCGTGCCGCGTTCGGCCAGCCATTGGGCCTGGCGTGGAGTGACTTCAATTTCGGCGCCTTCCTTGCGGGGTTTGCCGGCATGGGTATGGGGCTTGGCGAGAGTTACCTTCACCGTCTTTTTCTTGGTGCTCATGGGGCGTTGCCTCCAATGAAGTGGGTGGTAGTGAAAACGTCGATCCAGAGCAATACGCTGGCGTCGTAATCCAACACATCGCCCTGCAGCCAGCCGATTGGCCTCATCGACCGGTCGGCAGGCTGCCAACCCATCAGGGCCTCTCGAACTTGGCCAATCAGCGGTGATGCATCGCGGGCCGCCTGGGCGCCGGTGCTGTCCCGGTAGTTACGCACGGCCGTAATCACCCCGAAGGTGACTTTTGCCTGCTGCTTACCCGATGGCCTGCGGCCCGGCTGGCCGTTGGGGTCGTCGGTGCCTTCTTCCCGGGCCAGCACCACATAGGCCGACGGCACCCGGTAACTGCCCAGGGAGGTCACCGCCGCGAACTCAGCGGCGCCCTTAACCTGTTGCAGATCCTTCACCGCATCGCGCAGGCGCTGCTCGATGACCGTGGTATCCAGGGGGGCGCTCATCAGTAATCCTTCAAGCTGTCGCGGATCGTTGAGGAGCCAGGCGTGAATGCCGGCGAGCCGGTGCCCTGGCTGACCAGGTCATCTTCTGCGCCCAGGCTGAATTTCCCCTCGGCGGTCAGCTGGAGCAGCTTCATGGCATCGCGGTAATCCCGCACGATCGGGTCACTCTTTTCGTCCGTGCGGATACGATCCTTGTGGAGGAAGTACCGGGCGATCGCACGGGTCCAGGCGGTAACAATACCTGGCACCGGATTGAGGGGCAGGTACCCACGCTTACCCAGGAAGCCATCGATGGTGGCCTGAGCATCCGAAACCGCATCATCAATGCGCTGCAGGGCGTCATCGGCCACCGCGATTTCAGCTGCTGACCAAGCGCTGCGATCATCCCCTTGCAGGGAGGCCTCCATCAGCTCGGCAGCCACGATGTGCTCATGGGTAGCGGTTGCCACCTCTGCGAGTTCACGTGCACCGGGCCGTTCGGCTAATTGGGCGTGGGAGATATAGCTCATGCGCTAGCGATTCCGCCAAAGGTGCGTTGTGCAATGACCAGGTCTTCCCGGGCCTTCAGTTCAGAGACCTGTTCCTCGGTCAGCGCATCCAGGGCGAAACCGATACCGTCTTCGTCGATAACCATGTCGCCCCACTGGACGGTGCCTTCTTTGGCGTGTACCCAGTAGCCTTCCACTTCCTGGGCGTTTTTGTACTCCGCCCACAGGCCGTCGCGGTCTGCCGCTTTCAGCTTCAGGCCACCGACTTTCTCCAGGGCCTTCAAGTCCGGCGCACCGTTCGACTTCATCCAGTGATCCGGGTTGTTCGGGTCCAGCTGTGCAATTGCGGCAGAAAAAGCGGCGGCGTCATCGGTGCCCGTGCTGCCACTTTCGGTATCCAGTGGCAGCAGGCTGCCAGATTTCACCAACGGCGCGGCCAGCTCGGAAGCACAGATCAACTCATCGCCTTTATGGATTTCACCTGCCAGTTTGACCGGGGTGACAATCTTGTAACGTCCCATGACATTCTCCTGAATAATGGTTTGGCTACGCGCCGCTCATCTTTCGATAGGCTTCCAACTTCCAGATCTCACTGAACGCATTGTCGTAGCTGATCTTTTGGCCGATTTCATCGCGCCAATTGGCCGGGTCGATACAGGTGGCGGGCTTTCCGACAACAACAAAGCCGTTATCCATGCGGATACCGCAAAACATCATTTTCTGTCCGGCCAGCGTAACGATCTGGTAACCCACTTCGGAAATTCGGGCTTCAATGCCTTCGCTTGTGATGCGATCACCATCGCAGCGCTGATCTTTCATCATCGCTTCAACGTCAGAGTGGTTTTGTGCCATCCCAATTCTCCTGAAATAGGACCGGTTCTGGCGGGTAGAGTCGTGGCTATGAACCGGCAAGTTCGCCACCGCCAGGGGGGATTAGCCCACGTTCTGGAACAGGTAACCCGCTTCCATGCCGCTGATCACCGGCGCACGCTCATAGGTCGCCGGGTACAGCCAGCTCTTGGCGTTGTTGTCGTAATAGGGCTGCTCCACCAACGGGTGGCCATCCATGGTGTAGGTGTAGCCGTAGCTCGGCTCTTCCATGGAGCTGGCCTGCTGGGGCACATAAGCCAGCACGGCATCAGGACCCCAGACATCGCTGAAGGCGTCGCCGGTACCAGCAGTGACAGCCCGGCCCACCACAACCTGATCCAGATCCAGCAGCGCGGCGATCATTTCGACGGTGATGGAGTCACGGCTGGTGTATTTGAATCGCTCCAGCACCTTGGGGTTTTCGCGGATAGCAGAAAACGCTTTAGCAGACAGCGTCAGAGTATTGGCCTCCATGCCGGTAGTTTGGCGGATCGCTTCCTGCCCCACGCGGATATCCTTGGCCGGGTTATTGGCGTCATCGGTCCAACGACTGGCGGACAGATCCACCTTGTGGTCGTTGTCGTAGTTGTTGGCATCCCGTGCCAGGGCAGCCTGTTCGACTTCCAGCGCCAGGCTGGCAATACGCATGGCATTGTTGGTAGCGCGTTGGCCGAGATTGATACCCGGTGTCTGGCTCGCGTCGCGCAGATGTTCACGCGGCACCACACCTTCCAGAGCATCCTGGACCAGGGCAAAGGGTTTGCCGGCATAACCGAACTGCACCCGCTTGGTAGCGGAGCCGGGGGTACGACGGATGTTGTACTGACGGAAGCTTTCTTTTCCGAAGGTCAGAATCTGCCCACCGGACACGGCAACCGGTACCCGGGGAAACAGCGCCATCCCCACATGCTCCGGGTGGCGATACCCCTGCGCATGCGTGGACAGAATCGGGTCGATAACTCGTACTTGACGATTATTCATTGAAGGCTCTCCTGGTTGGCCTAGTTAGCGATCAGCAGGACTTCGATGAGATCGCCATCCGCTGCGGCTTCCTGCAGAGCCCTTGCAACGGTGACACCGGCAGACTGTGCAACAGCCTTGGCATCGGCACCCACTTCAATGGCTCCGCCATCAGCAATGGCGCCACCGGCTTCCACTACCGTGGTGCCGAGCACATCCACGCCGAAATCGTCACCGATTTCCGCATCGACAACGCCAACACCTAAGGCATTACCCGCTGCGGCTGCAGGGGCGCCGTCGAAGCCGACGAAGCGGTGTTGAGTGTTGGCCGCAGTCGCGGCGGCGGTCAGCGTCAGCAACGCGATCTTTTGAGCACTCATGAAACTCTCCTTTAGCTCACCGCGTTGATGGCGGTGGTGTAGTCACATTGATGTTTGGCCTGGTAAGCCACGGCCTTGTTGTGGATGGCGAGCTGATCCGCGTCGACGGAATAGCCTGCAGGCGCCGCAAAGCTGGCATCACGGTGGCCTTCGTCATCCGTGGCCGCGCCGCGCTCAGCAAAATCAACCCGCGCCGGCAGACCCTCAAGGAAGGCGTTCAGCCAGTCGCTACCCGGTTTCTTGACGGTGGTATCGCCTTCGGCGAACTCCACGACAGCCTCGTCGTCCTGGGCTTCCATGAAGGCAACCAGGCCTTCTTTTTCCCGGGGCAGCACCTTGCCTTCCTTCACCAGCTTCTCGGCGAATTCAGCAATGTCTTCCTTGCGGGCAGCAGCGGCTTGTTCTGCCAGCTTCTGTTCCTTGGCAGCCAGCTCCTGTTCGCGGGTTTGCAACGCGGTTTCGCGTTCCGCAAAGGCTGCTGCTTGTTGCTCTTGCTCTTTATTGGGGTCCACGGTGGTGTCCTCCGGGGTTTGAGTGTTGGGTTGAGTCGTAGAGGGATCTGGCGCAGCAGCAAACGCTGTGTCAGGTTCAGATGCGTGGCGCCGGTCACCGGCACGCTCCGCTTCACGTGCAAGGTAATCAGGGATGACTTTGTCGGCGGTCTCGGCATCGAATTTTTCCAGCAGCCAGTCGCGCAGGCTTCGGGCCAAACGGCCCAGCACCCAGCGGCTTTCAAAATCGGCTTCGGAGAATTCGACGATGACCAGGTCATCATCCGCTTCGGAAAACTCAGCAGGTCGAAGGCCTTTGATGGCTGGTGCAGCGGCACCAAGAAAACCCACGTGGCGTAAATACCAACCACCGGGCTTGGGGTTGGCCGGGTGCTTGGGCGGGAAGAAGGCTGCGCTGATCTTTCTCCAGCGGCCCTGATTCACGCTTTCAGCAAAAGCGGCTTCCAGCTTGTCCGTCTCTGTGACAGTAAGAATGTCGCCGGCCTTCGCCAGCTTGCCCACCCAGCCGTAGGCCGGGTCATCGGTTTTCGGGTGGCCCACCACCAACGGCGCAGCAAACACCGCCGGATCGTAATCAGCGATGATCTGATCCAGATCCTCATCCGTGAAGGTCAGCCGCTGCCCGTGCATGTCGGTGTGCGTGCCTGATTTGAAAATTTCCAGCGCTTTACTCATGTGGGCCTGCTATCGAAGTGGGTCGATGGAGCCACTATCGGGATTGGCGGCATCAGAGTCTTTTGAACGCGGGCAAAATTTGCCGATTGGGGGTTTTCAGAGTGGAAATGACAACTCAGGCAGAAACCCGAGCCGGGAAGGCCTCAATTCGCTTTTATAAAACTTTTACGGCATCGAAACGGGGTTTGGGTGCGGCAACGGTAGCAGCAAGAGGGCTGAGGGGCCTTGTAGGGCCTCTCAGGCGCCCATGGCATTTTGCAGATAATCGTGGGCTTTCTTGACGATCTGGTTGTTCTGCTGCTCATTGGTGCCCAACCAGCGCCGGGCAGGAATGCGGATCTTGTAGCCACCCACATTCACGGTCTGGGCGAAGTTGCTCTTGCCCTTCTTAACGAACTGGTTGCCAACACTGCCGTCACGCTTTTGGCGGAAGTAGACCTCGCGGGTACTGGCAGCCCGATCGATCTCAGCACCATAGTGTTGGGCTGCACCATAGGCCCGGTCGGTACCGAACTCCAGCCCCGTTTGGTCATGCTGGCCGCGCAGGGTGCCAGCCAAGTGCCCACGCAATGTGAGGATCTTATTCGCGTTGCGGTGCTTGCGCTTCTTGTAGGCCGGTGACAACGGCGCCCAGGGCGTGCCCTCCGGCGACACCTGGTTACGGAAGCGCTGACGATGCACCCGCGTCAGGTATTCGATGATGATCTGGAACAACGGGCCGGGGTTATCCAGGCCCTGAATCGCCGCGCCGATCTTGGCGCTGACGTCCTTGTGGTCGAACTCGATCTTGGCACCAGCCATGGAACCTCCTAAACTGAAGACTGCGGTGATGGATACGCCCCCGGCAAACAGGGCCGCCAAACATCACCGGATCGCGGGTGCCGGCCCGCGATCACTCCTCTTCCTCCCTGAAGTACAACCGCGCACCCACGCGCATATCCTCAATCTGGTGAGCATCGGGCTGAAATACCGTGATGCCCGACCAGCCATCGTGGGATAACTCATACACAGCTAGCGCCGGCACCTGCTCATCTGGCAGTTGGAAGCGAGCGATATAGCGCCGCCGCACCACGGCCTTCTTTCTGGCAGCTTGCCACTCCAGCCGTACCCATATCTCATCGGGCGACTGCAAGGCATCGGCCAGCAGCTTCATGTAGCGGCCCCGGCCTCGCTTGTTGGCTTTTAGCCGGCCACTCCTGCGCTCCACAAAAAGCTCACGCCCAATTGCCAGGCGTTCGCCAATCACATCGCGGAAAACGGCAGGCTCATCCAGGGTGGCACCGAACTCTTCCAGGAAGGCATTGGCATAAGTCTCTTCATCCAACCCTTCAGGCAACAAACGGCTGGCGGGATAAGGGCGCACTGAGGGCAGTGGCGAAGCGGGACGGGTATTGGGCAGCCCAGGGCCGCCCTGGGAGCCCGGTAACGGCGGTTCAGGCTTTTCAGGTGGCACGGCACTCTTCAGGCGACTACGACCCGGTGCATGCTCAAAACCGGGGTCGATGCCTGCAGGTACGCGCACGGTGCGGGGGCCGTCAGCGCTACGCTGGCCAATGATCTTTTCTTCCCACTCCATGCCAGGGGCTTCATCTGGGCCATCCTTGCCCATCTCACGCAGGTCGTCTTCGGTCAGGCCTGTCACATAACATTGGCAGCCCCAGGCGTTAATCGGGGTGTGGGTGTCCCACCACGGGTCATCGGCTCGCAAGATCAAACCATCCCACGCCAGATGCTCAGGCCGGGGGTGTTCTACCGCGTCGCTGTGGTGGTACTGCCGATAGGGCAAGGCGTCTTTGGCGGCTTCCAGTTGCTCATAGCGGCCTGCTGAGTAGCTGGAAAACAGGTTGGTCTCAAAGATGGTCCGGCTTCGCCAGGCGCGTCCGCCGTTGTAATCCCAGCCATGGCGAGCAACGATCTTGTCAAAGTCTTTGCGGAATTCCTCTAGCGTGCCGCCGCCAGCAATCGCCTTTTCTACCGCCTCCCGGAAATCCGCCACAATGGCATCACGGTTAGCGCCTGCCACCATGAAGGCCCAGTCATGTTCCTGGCCGTAGATATCCGTCCAGCTTTCGGTGGGGATATTCAGCTTGCGGCGGAAGAACAGGATCTGCTCCTGGAAAGGAACAGATCCATAGTTAACGGAGGGCATCGGGATCTTCCTCCACCACCTCGTTGCGGCCAGCCAGGTGCGCCGTGGCCAAGACTTCAGCCATGGCATCCGCATACTGGTCCAGGGTCAGGTCCGGGTACACCTGCAGCAGGCGATCGCGCAGCGCTTCCAGGGAATCCACTTCCTCAACGATCTGGCGGATCTGGTTGATCCAGCTGTCAGTCGCTTGTTCCACATTCGTGCGGGCAGCCGGCTCCAGTTGCTGGGGTACGGATGGGTCACCTGCAGCAAAGTTGGCCTCATTGCCTGGCACTGCAGGTGGATCGTTGGCAGGGGCTTTCTCTTCCCATTCCCCGCCATAGTTCTCCTGGATGTGTTTCAGCGTTGGCTTGAAGCCCATGTCGTAAATGGTCTTGTCACGCTCTGCACGCTTGTTGGTGTCTTCATCCGGCTCCACCTTGCGATATACACGCGGCGCTGCAGCACCGGGGAAGTTCCACTCGGTGAGCCAGCGGCCAACGCTGGTGTTGTAGCTTTCGCATACCAGGTCAGCATCTGCCTTCACCAGATCCTGGCGCACGTCTCCCTGCAGCTCCTCATTGCCCAGTTTTCCTGGCGTGCCTTCTGAACTTGCGGTCTGGCCGAGGCATACCTTGGCGATGGCCCGGTCCATGCGATCCATCAAGCTGGAATAATCAGCGGTACAGGAGCGGGCGGCCTCCAGCAGCTCTATGGCCATGCCGTCCGGCACTATCACGCCGGCATCCGTACTGATCGCCCCCAGCGCCTGCAGCAGTTTTTGCTTTTCGTGGGGGAGCGCATTCGGTGGGTAAGTGCCCTTGGCGGTGGGCTGGCCGAACTTCTCCAGGAACACCAGCCAGTACTTGAGTCCGTTACGCTTGAACCACACCGGCCAGTAAAGCCAATGGCCCAGGCCAAGACCATAAGGCTCATCGTCGTGGTCGCCACCCGTGGTGAAATGCCAGAACTTCTTATCCGGCATCAACTCGCCTTCCGGATTGTTCCAGGTGCGCATGCGCAGCCGGCTTTTGCCATCAAAGCCGAAACGCTGGCGGTTTCGCACGATCATCCGATCGATGGTAATGAATCGGGAATCGCGACCCCACATGGGTTCAGCAACGGCAAAGCCATAGAAGATGCCAAACAGCATTTTCTCGGTGACCCGATCCCAGCCGATGTGCTGGATCTGCTCAGCCATGAAGTCTGCAGCCGCTTTGTCCTTGCGGGTCTTGCCGCCAGGGTCTACCCCCCATTCCTTACTGGAGACCGCCAAGCGGCGCTGATTGAAGGTGCTGCCGACCTGGTCATCGCGCAGCACTTCCTTGTAGAGGGTGTAATCCCCGTTGCCACGGGTCATCAGCACGCTGTCCGTGGAGGGCTGTATGGACATGGGGTCCAGATAGCCTCGGGTAATATCACGGCCATCGCTGGTGGAAGCCACCTCACGCATTTCTGGCCGTGCGTTGCTGGCCGGCTGGGCAGCGAAATTGGCAGGCACCAGTAACCCGGAATTGAGCTGTTCGTAATCGGCCATCAGAAGCCTCCAAAATTGTTGCCGCCACCGACGGTGCCGAAGCCGGTGTCGGTGAGTGTGACGATGGGCGACCCGTCGCCATTGGCCAATGCGCTACGCGGGCCGGTGGATTGGTATTCCAGGGGGGCGGATGGCTGCCCGGCAGCTTCAATCGCCAAGCCCAATGCCCAGAAGTGGTCAGCATGGCCATCAGGGGTACGTTCGGCAGTGAATCGCACATTGCCGGCGGCGGTGGTTTGTTTGGTCACTTGACGCAGATCAGCGCGGGTCTTCGGGTCATGTGGAATCCGCAGCTTCCGGTCTTCCATATGGCTGCGGATCGGGTATGCCAATGCTTCTTTCACCTTGGGGGTAAACGTGACCGCTTCCACCCTGCTGGAACCGAACCTGTCCTGGGCATCATCCGCCCAGCCAATACCCAAACCGGTGGCATCAATGCAGATCCGATCGCACAGGTTCAGCCACGGCCAGAGAATGGCCTCCTGGTCGCTTTTGCGCATGTTCTGAAGGCGCTCGATATGGCGTGTGTAGAGCACGTCTCCCAGTTTCTCCACAATCCACAGCACGGTAAGGTCTTTCTTGCGTCCGATATCAATGCCGGCATAAAGACGACCGGTCCCGATTTCCTGCCATGGATATCCGGCGGGGTACTCGCTGGCAGCGATCAGGTCATATTCCAGGAAGGCAACATCGTCATCAGCCGGGTTGCACATGTACTCCTGCTGGAAAGATTCCTCATCAGCACAGCCTGAGCGAACAAAGTCGAAATACTCCGCTTCATCCATGGCCTGCCGTTCATCACCTTCTGGGAGCATTTGCTGCAGCTTGTACAGAAACCCTTGATCCAGCGCGTCCTGCAGAGTCACGCGGTGAAGGCTGATATTCTTGGGGTTATCTGCCTCTCGGGCCTCGCGCACCAGCTGGTTGAAAAAGTTATGGCTGCCACGGTGGGTGGATATCACTTCAAGATTGCCGCCCCAGGTGATACCCGGATAAGCGATGGACCACAGCTTGCGAGGGTCCGGGTGCAAGGCGAACTCATCCAGAACGCGCCCACCGCGTTTACCTGCCTGGGCATCCGGGTTGCTGGACATACTGTGAATACGCTTGCCACTGGCGAACTGCAGCACATAAGCAGAAATACGATCATTGGGATCAATGACCATTTCCCCCATGTCCTTGGCAGCCAGGTTCATGATGCTGGCCCAGTGCTTGCAATCTTCAATGAAGAGGCGCGCCTGGAGGTCATCTCGGCTTGATACCCACTGATCGTGTCGTGCACCCTGAGCCGCTGTACGCTCATTGCATGCATACGCCGTTGACCAGCTCAGGCCGATCTGACGGCCTTTTTCCATCAGCTTCAGGCGGCTGTCATCCTTGATCCATTGACTCTGGAACGGCAGAAAAATGGCATCAGGATTAGCCGGGATAACCTTTGCATTGCCTACGCGCATCGCCATTAGCTGATCCCCAGTGCATCACGGATAGCCTGTTTAGTTTCAGCGGTAACACCACCTTTACTGTCCAGGGCGTCCAGCTTCTTGCGCTGCTCCTCAAGGAGTTCCTTGCGGGCTTCCGCCGCCAGGCGTTTCTGGCTGACGCTGGCCCGCCCAAGATCAGCAATAGCCTTGGCCAACTTCGGCAGATCAATGCCTTCCGTGGGTATCTGGGCGTCGCGGATAACGGCAAAAAGCCGCTCCTGAACCAGACGCATCAGGGCTTCATTGACGGCACCTTCATCATCGGGAGCCTCAGCCACTACGGCCCGAGCCTGCTCGGTAATCAACTTCACCTGGTCCAGACGCTCACGGAAGCTGCTGCCATAGCGGTGCAAGGCACTGCTGGAAATATCGATGCCCCGGTTTTGGCACAGCTCTTCCAGCTCTTGATAGCCGGAAAAACCACGCTTCACCAGCTCCTGATCAAGCCAGCTTTTGTCGTCTTCATTCAGACGCTGCACCTTGGATACCTGGGGCATACTCAGCCCTCCCAGTATTTTTCAGGCCGGGCGATGCCGGGGTGGCACTCCACGGTGTACTCGGCCACATCCACGCCGTAGTGGGTCAGTTTGGCGTGCCAGGCGCCAGCCGGGGTTTTCTCTACCTGCACCAGCTTGCGGTCGTCCAGGTATTCCAGCTCACGGCGCACTTCGGTTGCAGTGGCATCCGGGTATACCCCCTGAATGGTCTGAAGGATCAGCTGCTCATGCGCCCCGATCGGGCGGGCGTGGTTGAGCGTGAGCAGGATCGTCCAGCGCATGCCTTCGCGGCGCACCTTGTTATGATCAATCACGTTTTGCCTCCCGGATTTGCAGGTTTTCCAGTTTCAGGGCCAGCCCATCCAGCTTGCTTTCAATGAGGCTCTGGCCGCGTATGTAGTCTTCTCGTCGCACGTACTTCTCTGGCAGCTCGGCACGTAGCTTCATTAGCTCCCGTTCAACCTGGGCGACCTGCTTGCCGTTCTCGCCTTCCCGGATCTCGATGTGCTCCAGGCGGGCCTGCAAGGTGTCGAACTTGCTGTCCAGATGCTTTTCAAACAGGGCCTGTTGTCGGCGACTCATCCCCCAAAAAAGAGACACCAAGGTCACCACCAGGCCAAGGAACTTGGCGATATCAATCGTCAGTTCACTCATTCTTCCCCCTGGTTCATTCGGAACCGGTATTGCTCATACTTCAGCCCGGCGCATTCGCCATAGAGGTCGTACATGATCTTCAGCGTCACGGGCATCTCATTCGGGTCGTTGGTCGGGTATGGGAGGTGGGCGCTGCAGGGCGTCGCCGAGGCCTCCGGTTGCGGCGTTGATGGCACGCTCTCTGGCGGCGACCAGCTGCTGCATGACACGCTCGCTATAGCGAAGATCAGCACGCAGGCCAGCGTTCTCATCGAGTGCATCGCGTAGCTCCTGGGTGGTTTGTTGGTCGAATTTGCCTTTGTCGGCCAGCAGCTGGGAAATACGCAGGCTCGCCGCTTTGGAATCTCTGACCAGGTCCGCATGCTCGGCAAGGGCTTCGCCCAGTTTGGTCACCGTCGCGGAGCTGGTTTTGGCTTGCACGGCGGTTTCGCCGTGGTGGTACCCCCAGAAATAGGCGCCGGCACCGCTGAACAGCGAACTCATCAACACAGCCACGATCCAGCGGGCAATCATGGGCATACCCCTTCGCCCCACGCGGCTCTCCCATACAGGGGCTCCCAGCGCAGGAGAATCTTTCGGGGGTACCCCCGGTTTTCGTTCCAGTTGGCGGCGGAGCGGCCCGCATTGACCCGCTCCACCGAATCGAACCAGACCAGCGGATCAAGCCCCTTACTCGATGCCAGCCTTTTGTCGCGGTACACCCAACCAAGGCCACCGTTGTACGCAGATAACACCATTGCCCACTTCTCGCAGGGGCTCGCGGCCTGGATACGTGTATGCAGCCACTTGTCGTAGAGCACCATGGCTCGCATGGCCCAGCCGGGGTTATAGGGCTGCCGTTCCCCCAGGTGGCTTGGGTACAGCTCGGCGAACCAGTCAGAAGTGGCCGGCATGAATTGCGCCAAGCCCTCTGCGCCCACAGGGGAACGTGCGTCAGCGCGCCAGCGGCTCTCCTGGTGGATTTGCGCGGCGAAGGTGGCCACGGGGACATCTAGCCCCCAGAAGGCATGAGAGGTGCGAATCAGCGTGCGCTGGTAGCTCTTGGCGGCTTGCGGGATCTCATCTGCATACGCTGGTGCGCAACCGCTGACCGCAAAGATCAGCAAGGCGCTCAAGGCCAACACGAGCAAACACTGGATAACGCGAACGTGGCTCATGGCTACAGCCCCAGCGTCAGGCCAAGGATCACAGCAAAGATCACCACCGCCCGCCTGAGCATCAGCAGGCTAATCGCGACATTGATGTGCTCAGGCCCACAGCTGTTTGGTTCATGCGGAAAAAGGAAACAATGCGGGCGTGCATAAGGGAACAGCGACCGATCAATCCAGTAACCCAGCACGGCGCCCAGGCTAACCAGGGACAGCTTGTAAAGCACAACAGGCAACTGGGCGGGGTTGAGCAGTGCTAGCACGGCCAGCAGCCCAACAGAAATAAACAACCAAGTGGAAAGGCGGGGCATAACATTCTCCGGTTTCGTATGAACAAAAACGACTACGCCCCCATAATCGGGGGCGCAGCGGAGAATGTATTTTGAACGCGGGCAAAAACGCTATTGGTAGGCCGTTATCTCAATAAGCTGAGGCTGGTATTCCTTTTTGGCCTTTTTATATCTGCTTGTGACGATCACATTGGCTGTGATCTGCGTTCTACCATGAAGTTCTTTCGGGTCAAGGTTGCCGGCCAGGATCATCTTGGTTCTTGTTTCTGCAACGCCGATTACAACTCCAGCCCATCCCTTATCAGTATTGTCTCTATCACTAGCCGAGATCAGTACTTTCACATTTTTATACTTCTCCTCCTTTTCCTCAGGGATTGGAGGGGTGTACTCGTCAGGGGCTTCAGCAACGACACTTGAGGGGATGGTTAAGGAGTTGAACCCCTCAATTTTGATTGCTGAGTTGTCACCTTTCGCTGGTCGCATGGCATCGACAGCATCCCTGGCAATAGATTTCTTATCCCGTTGCGCCTCGAGAATTTCTTTAATCGACTCCCCATTCAGGTTGATGTCGCCACCGGCTTCGAGCACAACAGAGTTGTAAGCCTCGGTATGCTTTCTCGGCTCCCCTGATGGAAGAACCTGCATGAGGCCGTACATCATAACCGCGCCAACACCGACAGAAACAACCGTTTTTAGACCGCCAGAGTCTTTCGTCATCTTTTCGAATAACTCCTCAAGTTTCTGAGCGTTCTCTTCACCGCCGCACAGGTATTTGACGATGAAGTGATCTTTAAGGCTGCCGGATACGATTTCAGAAATGTAGACCTGCGTATCATATACCTTTATACCGTCAAACGCCTTCTCGACAAAAGGGCCAGTGCGCTTGAGTATTTTCTCCAGGCTTCTCAGGCTGTCGATGATGTCTTCGATGGAAACCGGCGCTTCGGTGGTGTAATGAATTTTATATTCTGTCTGAACTGTGAAGGTGTTATCCAAATCGATCCCCTTAATCCCTTTATTGTCGTGCTCGACAAGATGTGCTCTACCAGCCTCCCTTGGCCCGCTGGCGTGCTAACTAAAAGCTAAGAAACTCTCTCGTAGAAATAGCAAGTCGTGCTATTCCACTCCTTGAGAACGTTGCCACAAGAGCATACAAAGCGGTCTTTATCCCTTAGAGGAAACTGCTTAATGCTCACAGAGTAGACAGCACCGCATTCATCACATGTTTCTTCGCCAATTTCTGTTTCATCCCAGGTTGCCATAATTGCTTCTCTCCCTAACCAGTTCGACAAGTGCTCCTGCCTGTGCAACCTCGGGAGGGTCAGCTACTGCAGCAGCAAGAAAAGTCCATTCCATGATTTCTCCTTAAATCCATTTTTCAGGCAGCCTATGACCAGAAGCCACTAGGGGTTCGCGTATCTGGATCAATCTCCTCCAGGTAAGCACCATGGTTGCAGAGCGGGCAGGACAGGTAGTGAATGTGGTTTCGTACAAGCACCCCTTTTTTGCCTGCATCGAAGCATGGCTGACAAAGAAAGTGGTCCACTCCTTCCTCACCAGCAGTCGCACGCAAACGATATACGAAGAAATCCCCGATATTTCCCACCCTGTCTAGCACGTAACGCTCTTTCTCCGCAGCTTCACGCTCAAGCTCGCGAATGCGCTCCTCCAAAACAGGGATATGCCGCTGCTGATCGATGACGGTGCCGAGCACCTGCGAAAGCTGAGTTTGTGCATCGATAATTTTTTCCGACAGCTCGCTTTGAAGGGCCGAAAGCTTATTGGTATCGCGCTCATTGACGATTAGTTTTCCTAGCTCAAAAGTGGTCGATAGGCTGCTGACTAATGCTGTTATATCCATGATCAAACCTAGTGTTCCACAGTCAAAGCGCTGAGAAAGCCATCTACATAGCCAGCCGGGACAAATAGCTCTGAATTAATGCCCTGGCGGCTGTTCACGCGGAATTTCAGCCCCTTGCCTTGAGCCTGCACCAATTGCTGAGGCGTGATGCTGATAATGATGTCTTCATTGTGGCTACACAGGCCGGAGGCTTGGCAAAAGTTAACCTTACGATTAACCCCTACGGCCTTAACGGTATCGCCACCCACAAAGCTGGCCGATTCGTAATAGCGCCAGTTGCCTACATAGCTGACCACTACATAGATTTGATACTGCATTTTGCCTGTATTCTTGTTTTCAAACGCCCGAAGCCTTACATACTCGCTGTCTGAAAAAAGTCCCCTTTGCTGACTGGTTGAATGCACTGGCCCTAAGTAAGTGACAGATGCATCAAACTCGGAATCCTGTCGCTCAACCTTGCTAGCAATGTAATCAGGTGATTTGTTGGCCATGTTGGCCGAGCAGCCCGCCATAACCAGCGCAATAGCAAGGACCAAAATCCGTTTCATACTTCCCTCCTTATTTTATTCGCTGCAAAAACAGCGCTTTATCAATTTCCATAATTCTGGCTTGGCTTTCCTTGCGGATCTCCGCCGCCACCTTGATCGACCCCGCCAGCCTGGACGCGGCAATGCCCAGGGTAATGAGGCACAAGGAGTAGGCCAACAACGGGAGGGCTGCATCTGCACCCATAACTCGCTGGGCGATATCCCAAAGCAGCATCCCCAAATAGGCGCCGACTGAAGCGAACATCCACTTGCAGGCAGGGGTACGCAATAGCGCCCAGCGCAGCCGCCTCAGAACCGCTTCTTCAGAAGTGCGCAGCCGGTTCAGCTCAGGCGCTGTTACGAGGCACGGTGTGCAGCCCTGAATAAAATATTGGGTAATGTGGCAGCGCTCGTAGTAATCCCCCAAAGCAACCCGATTCCCTTCACCCTCGATTTTCATTGTCGTCCTTAACTTTGAACTACGTCACAGTACAAAAAAGAGTTTCACAATATGAAACTGATTCACGTATGACAAGTCTTCCGCTAAGGCACGCAAAAGGCTCACGGCAATGCACGAAAACGCTCACAGACGCACATAATCCCAGCGAACATACTGAACAGGCTTGGCGCCTCTTACTGCATTTGCAGGAGCGACAGACGTGTCAGCGCCACCTGCGCCAAGCACCCAAAAGCGAAATCGATTTCGCTTTTAAGACAGGCCTTAAACTCACATCAAATCTGTAATCGATTACAGATTTGTAAGTAATTCTCATTTCTTTTTTGGTCCATGCCGATGGTAACCGCCGCCAGCCACTTTGTTGCCATCGCCCTTTACCACAACCTGGTTACCCCCAATCCCCTTGCTGTCGGCAGATACAGCGCCTTGCAGAGCCCCAACAGCTGCCATTTTCCCAGAAAGGCCTGCGGAGCGATAAAGCGACAGCAGCTCACGCTCATCATCCGATAAATCCAAGCCACCGCCTGTTCCGTTGAGAATCCAAGCTGGGTCAGCCCCAAAGGCGGCCTGCAATCTCAACAAGGCCAAAGCGTCAGGGATTCGGTCTCCGGATTCATACCTACCGACTGTTTTTCTTTCGATTCCCAACTCCTGAGCAAATCTCGCTTGGGTCAAGTTTCCTCGAACCTCCCGGATTCTCAGTCCAATTGCAATCGGATCGATATCCATCAAAAAATACCCACAAAGGTACTTGACCGTGTACCCAATTGGTCCCACAATCAATACAACATCATTCAGCAACCCAAGGAGAGCCACCGCCATGGCAACCCCTAAAGTTCTGACCCCTGAACAGGTCAAACAATCATTCCGGCAGCGCGGTATCACCATCACCCAGTGGGCAGAAGACCACGGTTACCGCCGCAACGCTGTTTACCGCGTACTTAATGGCAACGACAAAGCCTGCTACGGGCAAGCCCATGAAATTGCCGTGAAACTGGGGCTGAAGGCCCAAACCTCTGACCAGCAGCATGCTGCTGCTTAAGGAGGCGACATGCAGATCAGCCCTCGCCGTTACCCCTTGCAAGCTGATGAAGCAAAGGAAATCAGCGACCGCCTTTTGTCTGGCGTTCGTGTATTCCGCGAAGTTGCTCGGCCAATGCAATCAGTGAGCGCTGCCAAACTGCATTGTCCTGGGCTCTGCAAAGCCCATCGAGATCATCTGCCAGTTCATCCAAATGCACCTGCCCGGCTTCAGCCAGATAGCGCGCAAGTAATACAAAAGCGCCTGTTGAGGCGGCAGCTGTTATCGCTTGCTCATCAAGTTGGCGATGTAGCTCGGCAACTTGGTCTCTCAGCTCAGCTGTTTCTTCGCTCAGCTGCCACATGGCTTCGTCGTTCATAGCTCACCTGTATGCCAATGATGCCGCCATTTACGCACAACGCAACCCGGTTTCACCAGATGCAAAAAACAACTTTGTTTGGATACACGATTATGGGGGCTTTCCAATGACTCGCCGCCGCTGGAAACACCGCGTCCCCAGCAACCTCCGGCAGGCCATGGCCTGGTGTCTGGATTATGCCCGTGAGGTGCACAACCTCTCTGTGGAAGGCATTGCCACCAAGATGGCGTTGGCCAATCACTGGAGCATCTATAAGTGGATTGAGAATGGCCGCATGCCGGCGGTGCTGATCCCTGCCTATGAAGCGGCCTGCGGCATCGACTTTGTGAGCCGCTTTCTGGCCGGGACCGGTGGCCACCTGGTGGTGGAGATTCCACGCGGCAAGGTTTGCGATGCACAAGACGTGATGCAGCTGCAGGGCGAGCTGAGCGGCGCCATCAAATCCCTCACCGATTTCTACTCTGGCAAGCAAACCGCCGAGGACACCCTGGCCCAGCTAAAAGCGGCCATGCAGGGCCTGGCGTACCACCACCGCAACGTCGAGCAGCACCCGCACCCCGAGTTGCCGCTGGGCGGGGAGGAAGACGTATGAACACTTTTACCAAGCAGGAAATCCGTCGTCGGCGCCGCACCGCACTGCGGGGCGCAATTGATGCTAACGACCGCCACCGAGCAACCCGTGGGGGGCCGGATGGCCATGAAGAAAAGTTCTTTTGGGGTGAGCTGGCTCGAGCCTGCCACCGTGAAGTGCAACGCATGAACCGCATTGAGAAAAGGCTATGAACAACGACACCGCACTCCACAAAGGCCTGCGCGTATTCAAGGCACTGAAGGGCCACACCCTGAATGGGTTAAGCAACCAGCAGCTGGCCAAGGCAACGGGGCTTTCCCCCAGCGGGATCACCCGCGTGATGGCCGCCCTGATCGATGAGGGGCTGGCAGAGCGCGGTGAGGATGGCCGTTTCCGGCTTTCTATCCAGGCGCTGCAAATCGCCCAGGCTCACGCGCTGGAGGTGAGCAAGTACCAAGACCGCATCAACGAACTGCAACGCCGGGTCTCGGCGGGCGCACATCAATAAGGAGCCACCATGACAAAGAAGAATGAACTCGCAGAATTTCAGGCCCACAGCCAAGAGATCTGTGAACTCTACCTCGATGGCCAACCCTACGACCGCCAGCGCGTGGTGAACGAGGCACGGTTCTGCCTGGCACAGAGCGCAGAAGCGATGCTGGAAGCCGGCAAGCGTTTGATCGTGCTGAAAGAACATGAAGGCCATGGGGAGTTTATCCAGATCGTAGAAAACCAGCTGGGGATGAACTACAGCATTGCCCACAAGATGGCGACTGCGGCGGCAAAGTTTCTTTCCCCCAAACTTCAGGGCAAGGGGAAACAGCTGCTGACGCTCGGCAAAACCAAGCTCTATGAGCTGATGGTGGAAGACGACGACGACCTGGCCGCATTGGCTGATGGTGGCACCGTGGCCGGGCTGGAGCTGGACGATATCGAGCGCATGTCCACCCGCGAGTTACGTAAGGCCCTACGTGATGCTCGCGCTGATGCTACCGCGAAGGATCAGGTTATCGCGGATAAGAACAGCAAGCTGGATGAGCTGGCGACCAAACAGAAAAAAATCAAGCCGGCTGAGCCCGATGAGGAGAGCAAGCAGATCCGCATGGAAGCCAGCGACTTGTGTTTCCAGGGCGAGGCGCTGATTCGCGGACAAGTATCCGAGGCTCTGATGGCGGTGCAATTCCACGGGATGAATCACAGCCTGGATGTAACGGAGTGGCTGGCTGGCCAGCTTAACCAGATGGACGAGGCGCTCAATCACGTTCGGGAGCAGCTGGGGATCTTCCGCACCCAGGAAGGCGCTGAATGGGAACAAGCCGGGGGTGGCGCATGAATCCCGCTCTGCTGGAACAGCTGCAGGCTGTGGCGGCAGAAGCCCAGGCAGCCGGCCATGGCAACAAGAGCGCCATCTATGACGCGGCGGCGGCGAACATGGGCATGAGTCGTGGCACCCTGCTGCGCAAGCTCAAGGCCGTCACCCTGGCGCCGCAGCGCAAGCGGCGCTGTGATGCCGGCGAGAGTGCGCTCACTCAAGAAGAAGCGCGAATCATCAGCGCGTACATCCTGGAAGCCTGCCGCAACAACGGCAAGCGCCTTGCCAGCCTGAAAGACGCGGTGGAGGTGCTACGCCAAAACGGAATGATCCAGGCGGGCCGCGTGGATGAAGAAACCGGCGAATTCCGGCCCATGACCGAGAGCGCCATTGCTAAGGCCATGCGCAACTTCGGTCTGCACCCGGATCAGCTGGGCCGCCCGAGCCCCAAACAGTATTTGCGTTCTAAGCACCCGAACCATGTTTGGCAGATCGACCCCAGCTTATGCGTTCTCTACTACATGCCGGCGGCCAAGGGTGAGTACCTGCAGGTGATGGATGAAAAGGCCTTCTACAAAAACAAGCCGGCGAATATCCGCCGGATTGAGAAAGAGCGGGTCTGGCGCTACGTGATCACTGACCACACCAGCGGCGTGATCTACGTGCACTACGTGCTGGGTGCGGAAAGCGGCAAGAACCTGGTGGAGGCGTTCATCGGCGCCAGCCAGAAGAAAGGCGCCAGCGATCCGTTCCAAGGGGTGCCGTTCATGGTGATGGTTGATCCGGGCAGCGCTAACACCGGGGCGGTGTTCCGCAACTTATGCCGGGCGCTGGGCATTCACCTGCAGGTGAATGAACCGGGCAAGCCGTGGGCCAAAGGTCAGGTAGAAAAGAGCAACGATATTGTCGAGCGCAGCTTTGAACACCGCATCAAGTTTATGCGGGATCTGCCGCAATGCCTGGACGATATCAACTCCGCTGGCTGGGCCTGGATGCGCTGGTTCAACGCCCACCAAATCCATACCCGCACCAACCGCACCCGCTATGCGGTATGGCTAACGATCAGTGAGCAGCAGTTGCAGATAGCGCCCGCCGCAAAGGTGATGCGTGAACTGGCCGTACACGCGCCAGAGAAGCGCAAGGTGAGCCCGCATCTGACGATCAGCTACCGAAGCCACACCTACTCGGTGGCGGATATCCCCGGTGTGATGGTGGGCGAATCAGTCGAGGTGACCCGCAGCCCCTGGCATGACGACGGGGCTCAGGTGATCTACCTGAACGATGAAGGCCGTGAGGTGATGCAGGCGCTGGAGCCGATGAAACGCGACGAGTATGGCTTCTTTGAGGAGGGCGCCATGCTCGGCGAGGAATACAAGGCCCACGCTGACACCAAGGCCGATACCGAGCGCAAGGCCATCGAACGTCTGGTTACCGAGTCCGGTACAGACGAGGAGGCAGCGACCAAGCGCAAGGCAAAGGCGGTGCCCTTTGGCGGCAAGGTAGACCCGATGAAGCCGGTCACCGATACGCCGGTACCGGACTACATCCCCAAGCGCGGCACCGAGCTGGATCTGGGCGACACCCCACGCGTGGAAGCGGTGCGCCTGACCCATGTACAGGCAGCCAAACGGCTGGCCAACCGCATGGGCGATCGCTGGGAGCCGACACACTTTCAGTGGCTGCAGCAGCGCTACCCGGACGGTGTCCAGGAAGACCAGTTGGACGATATCGAAACCGCGCTTTCCCGCCCGGCAGCCCAGCCGCTGCGGGTGGTCAATGGAGGTGACCAGCAATGATGAAACTTGGCCCCTTACTGCATAAACGGGACATCAAGCGCATGGCGCTGGCGGCAGGCATGGATCTATCGCCGGCGACCGTGACGCTGCTGATCAACTACCACAAATGGCCGAAGAAATGGCCTAAGGAGGAAATCAAGGCCCGCATTTTTACGTTCCTGGATGACCCGGAACTCGGGGAGGAAATTTTCGAGGAATACGACCCGGCAGAAGACGAACCCGAGCCGGAAGAAGTAGAGAGCCCCGCACCGGCGGCAACCGAGTGCGAGGCGAAACCAGAGCAAAGCAACGATAACGATGACCTGGAGATTGAGATGTTACTACGGAAACAGGTGCTGACACCAAACGCCCGCCGTGCCTTTGGCCTGGTGCGTGACCCCTTTGATGAGGTGCGCAATGCCAGCGAGGTGTTTGTGAACGCCGAGTTTCGTTATGTGCGTGAGAGCCTGCGCCAGATCGCCAAGCACGGCGGCTTCATGGCGGTGGTGGGGGAATCCGGGGCGGGTAAATCTACGCTGCGCCGGGATCTGATCCAGTGGGCCAACGATGACGAGCCCAGCATCAACATCATAGAGCCCTATGTGCTGGGCCTCGAAGACAACGATATGAAGGGCAAGACGCTGAAGGCCGGCCACATTGCCGAGGCCATTATGGCGAAGATTGCGCCGGGCGAAACGCTGCGACGCAGCCCCGAAGCCCGTTTCCGGCAGGTGCATAACGCCCTGCGTGAATCACACCGGGCTGGGTACCGCCACGTGCTGGTGATCGAGGAGGCACACGGCCTGCCCATCCCCACCCTGAAGCACCTCAAGCGCTTTTTCGAGCTGGAGGACGGTTTCAGCAAGTTGATCAGCATCATCCTGATCGGCCAGACCGAGCTGGCGCAGAAGCTGGACGAACGTAACCCGCAGGTGCGTGAGGTCGTGCAGCGCTGCGAGGTGGTGAACCTGCGCCCCATCGATATGGAGGTGGAAGGTTACCTGGACCACCGCTTCCAGCTAGCGGGCCGCGCCTTGGCGGATGTGATGGATGCTGAGGCAGTCGAGGCGCTGCGCAAGAAATTATCAGGCCGGGGGGAGTACTCGGTGTTGTACCCGCTGGCTATCAACAACGTGGTGGCAGCGGCATTGAATGAAGCGGCCAAGCTCGGCGTGCCCATGCTGACCGCAGACCTGATCAGGGAGGTGTGAGATGGCGAAGTTCACGATCGTGATCGAAGACACCGAGAGCGGCTCTGTCACAGCCCAGTGTACCGGCCCTCATGACCAGGAGACCAATGCCTGGCTGTTCGCGATGACCTGCTTTCTCGGCTTAGTGAAAGCCCTGAAGACCTGGACCCCGAAAGACGGCAAGACCATTCATTAGGAGCGAATCATGGCGATTGAAACCGAGCAGTTGGAGTACTGGGGCAACAAGTTCACCTGCCACAACCTCCAGCGCTATATGACTTTCGCTGCCTTCATGGTGGATCCGGCCAAACATTGGGACGAGATCATGTACGGCCAGTATCAGCCTCTGCTGGCAAGGCAGAAGGAAGCCCGTGAGCGGATTGATCGGGCCAGCGAAGGCCTTGAGGCCACGCTGAACCGGGTGGAAAGAAAGGTCGAAGGGCTGCGCCGGATCGATAACGGCCACCCCTACGAGCAACTCAAACACCACGCGAACGGGAGATAAGGGATGACATTCTCACACCAGAAACGAGCCGAGAAGCTCCGTAACGATATCGATCACTTCCTGAAGCGTGGGGGCAAGATCCGGGAGATCCCCAATGGCATGTCGGGGGAGCGTGGCGCCTATGGCCGCCTCAATTGCACCGCCGATGACGCGGCCCGGGCCAGGCTGAACGGCCAGAAGGCCCGTGGCCGGCAGAGAAAGCAACAAGGAGAAACCGCATGAACACAGCCATTACCGAAGTGCCGGCAGGCTACATGCTTAACGCCGCCGGTCACCTGGTACCCGAAGACCTGGTGCGCGACCAGGACAAGCTACGCGATAGCGTGACCCGTGACCTGATTGATATGGCCAAAGAAATACATGACCGCCTGAAGCACTTCAAAAAGAATGCACTCAGTGATATCGCCGACGTGGTTCAGATCAGTGCTGATCGCTACGACGTGAAGTTGGGCGGCAAGAAGGGGAATGTCTCTCTGATTAGCTACGACGGCAAGTACAAGGTGGTCCGCTCGTTCGCTGAACGCCTGGCATTCACCGAGGAGCTGGAGGCAGCCAAGGAACTGATCAACCGCTGCATCACCCGCTGGAGCGAAGGCGCCAACGAAAACATTCGGGCTCTGGTTGATCGTGCTTTTCGCACCAATAACAAAGGCCAGCTGCGCACCCAGGCGATTCTGGAACTGCTGCGCCTGGAGATTGCCGACGAGGAATGGCTCCGGGCAATGGATGCACTGAAAGACAGCATCATGGTCGCCGATACCGCTGTGTACGTCCGGTTTTATGAGCGGGTGGGTGATACCGACCAATACAAGGCAATCCCGCTGGATCTGGCGGCGGTCTAATCAAGCTTTAAGGAGGAAGCATGGGAATCAAACGACTGCAATACGAACTGAAGCGCCTCGAAGCCCTCGAGCTGCGCCACATCATTGATGAAATGGCCAGCCACGGCGACAGCAAAGTCGTAATGGCCTTTAACGGCACTCAAAGCCAGCCGGTGGCGGCGGTGGCATTGATCTCAGGCCCCGATACGGAGCGTTATCTCAAAGCGTTGGAACTAGCACAGGTGGCCACCGGGGGCAGTCCAGAGGGCACGGATGACGTCACCCCTGAAATGATTTCTGCCGGCATGGCGGAGTGGGATAAGCAGCACAAGGCAGGTGAACGGCAATGGCCAGTCATGCTGGAGTCCGTTTTCAAAGCCATGTTCTGCGCCAGTAAACGGAGGGGGTGCTGATGCAGCAGGCCCACCTGCCAGAGCAGCAACTGGCGACCATGCAGCACGCCATCCAGGAAGTCACTGAGCGGGTAATCGAGGGCACAGCCTCGCCGTATGCCCTCATTCGTCGCTCTGACTTACAGATTCTACGCCGCCTATTGCAACAGGAGGCCAAGTGACAGCGGCCAAACGTAGGCTAAGTGATCTGGCAAAGATCCACATCGCCAAAAAAGACCTGGGGATGGACGACGACGATTACAGGGCCATGCTCCAGAACATTGCAGGCGTTGGATCATCTGCTGACTTGTCCATCCACGGGCGTTCCAAGGTGCTTCATCACCTGGAAAGTAACCTCGGCTGGAAGCCGAAGCCCCAGGCCCGAAAGGCGCGCCAGAAGATCACCGCCACGACGCCCGTTGATCGCAAGATCCGGGCGCTTTGGCTTGATCTGGCCAATGCGGGCGCCGTCCGCGATCGATCAGAGAAAGCCCTGGCATCCTATGTGAAACGCCAGACCGGGATTGACCGCCTGGACTGGCTGAGCAGCAAGCAGGCCGAGCGAGTTATCGAGGCCCTGAAACAATGGGTAGCACGCATAGAGCAGCAGGAAGGGGGTACCGATGAGCAGATCTGACTCGCAGATGGAACACCGCCGCCACGAATTGCTGGAAGCGGTCCACCTAAACACACGTCAGCAGCTGATCGATCTGGGGGTTGATCCCGATGTTGCCGACCAGGCTGGCTGTGCCGTTAGCGAGATGCTGGCAAGAGACTGGGGCGGTCAGCTGGTGAATATCCCGAAGGATCACCACTACAAGCTCGCCGCTCGAGATGTCGCTATCTATGAGAAGTTCAACGGAACGAACCATGATGTCCTGGCTCGTGAGCATGGCGTGACCGTAAGGGCCATATATAAGATCATTAAGCGGGTTCGGGCGATGGGCGACCCGAACCAAAACACTCTTTTCTAGCATTCCACCTGTTTCACTGGCTGCAACACTCTTTCAGTTGCCACCCCAGTACTTCCCGTTTCATCCCGACTCTTCCCGGATTTATCTCACTTCCCTGTGGTATTTATCTAGTTCCTGATCAGCGCCTGCTTTTGCAGACGCTTTTTCATGAGTCCAATGCGGGGATTACCCGTCGTTGCCCTCTTGAGTAGACACCACACGATGATCTGCCAGGCGAATGTTCGCCGCTGGCGCATTGCCGTCCCGGTCCTCGCCGAAGTACAGGGTGGTATGCGGGAAGGGAATCTCGATACCCGCCTTGTCGAAGTAGATCTTCACCAGCCGGTTGAAGGCACGGCCCACCGCCCACTGATTGCCCGGTGTGGTCTTGATCACCACGCGGATATTCACCGAGCTGTCCGCCAGGGCCGTCACCCCGGCCACGGTCATGGGCGCGAGGATATTATCCTTGTGCTCACCTTCCTTGAGCGCCTCGAAGGCCGCCTCAAGCTGAACGATGGCATCGTCAATGCTTTCCCGATAACCAATGCCGTATTCGCCCACATGGTTACCGTATTCGCGGGTGTAATTGGATACCGCATCCACCGAGGAGAACGGCACGATGTGGTAGGTGCCATAGAGATCACGCAATGCCACCGAACGGATCCCCACTCGCTCCACCGTGCCGGAGTTGGCGCCAACCCCGACAAAATCACCGGTATTCATGGCATTCTCCAGCTGAATAAACACCCCGGTAATCACATCCTGCACCAGCTTCTGGGCACCGAAACCAATGGCCAGACCCAACACACCGGCACCGGCAATCAGCGGGCCGATATCCACACCCACCTCGGAAAGCACGATCATCGCCGTCATGATGATGATGGTGATGGCCAAGGAGGTATGGAACAGCCCCAGTAACGTCTCACCGCGCGCCGCCTGGGCCGGCGTACTGGTTTCTCCGGGGCTGAATTTATGCTCGACCAGGCTGGCCAGGGCAATCCAGACGGCCGCCGCCAGCGCCAGAATCAGCAAGATATCAATCAGCGCAGAAACGGTTTGCGCACCGGCGGTGGTGGCGTACCAGGCCGCCAGGTCATAGAGCTGCCAGGCATCCAGCGACAACACCAATACCAGCGCCAGGATCAGCCCGCGAATGATTTTCAGGCCGGTGGGCACATAAGTGTTCACCCGGGCCTGAAGGCGGGGCATGCTGGCGTTGAGCCGTTCCGACAGCTGGATTTCCTTGCCAATCAACTGCCCCAGCGCCACTGATACCAGCAGGCCCAGGCCCACATAAATCAGCGTTTCCAACGTTGCCAAGGCCACAAAGGGCAGCGCCGTTTCCGGGTTCAGCACGGTGGCGGTAAACACCAGCAATGCGTACGCCAACGCCAGCCAGTGCCAGGTACGCGCCAACAACAGCAGCAACAGCCGGATTGGCCCGGACCCGGCATTGGCCCGATGCGTCAACGCCTGACGCAACACCTGGCGCTTGCGCCAGATCACCACCGCCGCATACACCAGCGCCACCAGCATGATCACTGTCCCCACGCCACTGCCCAGCGAGGGCGACACATTGAAGTTCAGCACCGGCACCAGCACCAGCATGCCATAGCCAATCAACCCGGCTTCACGGGCCAGAAAGCGGTTACAGTAGCGCGCCTGTTCTGCCGCCACCGGCAGCAGTCGCAGGCCCTCGTAGCGGGAGGAAAAGAACATCCGCAGACCCACCTTGGCCAGCTCAACCAGCAGGAAGGCATTCAGAAACAGCGCTAACCGGGTGGCATCCGCGCCCAGCTGTTCGGTGAGCAGTGGCGCCACAAAAGTGCCGGCCAAGTAGGCCAGCACCACCACGACAATATCCAGTAGTGCAGCAACCGCCACGGCCACCATGGTGCGCAGGATCGCCAACTTCTCTGAACCGGCCCGGGCCCAGCCGCTGAGACGGGCAAAGACCGAGCTTCCCACCGCACGCAGCGACCAGAACACCACAAACGTCACGGCCACCAGAATCGCCAGATTCAACAAGGCGGCACTGACCGTTTTCATGTCCACCGGAGCCGCCGCTGCTACCGACTGGCTGGCATCGGCATCGCCGCCAAACCAGCCCGACACCAAGGCGCCCAGCGCTGCAAATTGCCGGCCCATATCACCGGCCAGGTTACCGGTGGCCGCCGCCATGCGGCGCGCCATGGAGACTTGCTCCGCGGTCTGCCCGCTGGGGGCCTGGGCAGCAATCTCCGCGGCTGGCACTTCGCCTTCCAGCCCCAACGACTCAGGCTGGGCAGACGCGTGCACGCCACGCAACTGATCAATCAGCACTTGGCGGCTGGCGTCATTTTCCAGCAAATCCGCCAGCTCCGCGTATTCACCCGGTTGCGCCGCAACCGGCTGCGCGGGCTCCGCAGCGTGGGCCGCTGCGGTGAAAAACACGAGCAAAAAAGTCACCAGGGCTGTGAAGCCGCGAAAGGTCTGGACTGGAGGGCGCAAACTGATCTCCTTATCCCGGTCATCGCCGAGCAAAATACACAATTTGAAGATTGTTCAGGCGCCCACCCTAACAAGTCAGACAGCGAAAAATGTGAAGATTGCGCGAAGGATTGCCCCCCGGTTACACCCCGACATTGACCCTGGGGAGCCATCCCCGGGGTGAGAATGCCAGTCATAGCGGTTGACCGTGACATTGAGCGCTGTAATGATCGAGTTACATTCCAACGACAACACGGTGGAGGCGTTCATGAACGCATTCTGGACCCCGGATTCCCAGGCCCTGGCGCCTTACCTCTCTGCCTGGCAGAACGCCCACAAAGGCCTGCAGATCATTGCTGGATCCCTGCAACCGGGCATGACCGAGCAGGATTGCGAACTGCTGATTCGCGACTGGCTGCGTGCGCACCAACTGTTCGATCCCGCCCGGCCGCCGAAGGTGCGCTTTACCAATCAACCCAGCCGCCGTCGCTTTGGCCTGAACAGACCGGGAAAGCGCCGTTACCGGATCGGCATGGGCTATATACTGCGTTGCGATGCGGTACAAAACGGCTACGCCGCCAAGGCCTGCCTCAGCGGCCCCGACGTGGCTCCGCTGGCCGCATTACACCGCCGCCTGCGTGACTATCGCGACCAGCTACCGCTGGCCCTGGCCCGGGGAGAAACACCCCAGCAGCTTGCTGGCCGTTTCTCCGGCCTGCGCCAGCACTATCGGTTGGCGCCGCTCACCGGCACTCTGCCGGAAGGTAATCGTATCGGCGAAGGACCGCTGATACCCGGGCTGTGGCAATGGCAACTGACGTTGAGCGACGGTACGCACAGCGTCGGCAGCAGTGAATTCCTGCTGATGGACGATCAGGGACCGCGCTGGCTGACCCCCGCTCCGGCCCACCTGCTCGACAACAACACTGGCGACAAGCAAGAGGAAGCAGCCTGATGGTGCAGTGGCGCGACAGCAAAGTAAGCCGTAATGGCGTGGACCTGGCGGTGCGTACCTGGAGTGCGGACAAAAGCCCCACGGTGATACTGGTACACGGCTACCCGGACGCCAATCATGTCTGGGAAAAAGTGGCGGAACGCCTTAGCCGGCATTTCAAAGTCGTCGCCTATGACGTACGCGGCGCCGGCAATTCTTCCGTGCCGCAAGGCCGCGCCGCTTACAAGTTGCGGGAACTGCGCAACGACCTGCATGCGGTCATGGACGCCGTCAGCCCGGATGAAAAGGTGCATCTGGTGGGGCACGACTGGGGCTCCATCCAGACCTGGGAATCAGTCACCGATCCCGGCGCCGAGCAACGCATCGCCTCCTACACCACCCTGTCCGGCCCGTGCCTGGATCATGTGGGGCAGTGGATGAAGGCGCGACTGCGCGAACAGGAAATCGGCGCCGTGCTCAATCAGCTCGCCCACTCCTGGTACATCGGCCTCTTCCAGTTGCCGGTGCTGGCCCCGACCCTGTGGAAAGCCGGCCTGGCCAAGGTCTGGCCGCAGGTACTGCGCCGCACCGAAAACCTGCACAGCGAAGTCAGCGCCACTCAACAGCAGGACGGCGTGCACGGTATCGAACTGTACCGCGCCAACATGCTGCCTTGTCTGCTCAAGCCCCGGGAGCGGCATACCAAAGTCCCGGTGCAGCTGATCGTTGCCCGCGAAGACAACTATGTGCGCCCGGCCATGCTCGAAGACCTGCCCCAGTGGACAGATCGCCTGTGGCGCCGGGAAATAGACTGCGGACACTGGAGCCCCCTTCTCCAGTATCCGGACGTGACCGCCGGCTGGATCAGTGAGTTCATCCAGCATGTTGAAGGCGCCCCCGCCAGCGAGGCGCTCAAGCGCGCCCAGGTCAATGCCGACCCGCAGCCCGCAGCAGATAGCAGCCATCCGGGAACCGGCAACCACGCCTCTACGAAGCACCCGCAGGAACGTAGCGTAGCGGAGTAACGCACGCAGTGCGGCCCGAAGGGTGAGCGAAGCGAATAACCTGCCTGCGGGTGATCCGAGCCTGGGCGAGGCAAGGATTCCAGAAGCGGGTTACGAGTCACGAGTTTCGAAAATCAAAAAAACCAGCCAAGTACGGGGTTTGGGGTTTTGCCTTTCGAAACTCGCTTCTCGCAACTCGAAACTCTCACCTCGCCCAGGCTCGCCCGCGTTGTTGCGTGATGCATGTAGCGTGCTGCGTCTCCCCTTCTAGCCCCAGTGCAAAAAGGGGGCTATCATCGCCACATGAAAACCAGTGACCGTAATCCCGCAGCTATTTTGCGCAGCCTGAAGAAATACACCCAACCGGCTGAGCAACAGGCCCCGGCAGACGCCGGCGACCACAAGGAATTCACCATCGACGAACTGGCCCGCGAAGCCAGCTCGACGGTGCGTAACGTGCGTGCCTACCAGGATCGCGGCATTCTTCCGCCCCCGGAAAAGCGCGGCCGCACCGGTATTTATACCGACGTGCACCTGGCCCGGCTGAAAATCATTGGCGCCTTGCTGGAGCGCGGTTACACGCTCAACAATATCCGCGACCTGCTCAGCGCTTGGGAACAGGGCCGCGAACTCAACGATATTCTCGGCCTGGAAGTGGCTGTTACCTCCTGGCAGAACCCCAGCGTCCCCTCCTACGTGGACTATCAGGACCTGCTCGATGACTTCGGTGAAGACATCACCCCGGACGTGATGACCAAGGCGGTCAAGCTCGGCTACATCATCCCGGAAGGTATGCGCCTGCGCCTGCCCTACCCGCGCGTTTACAACGCCGGCAAGGAACTGAGCGAAGCCGGCGTGCCGCTGGACGCGGTACTCACCCATGTGAGCCTGGTCCGCGAGGAAGTGGACAAGCTGGCCGAGCGTTTTATCGGCATGATCATCCACCACCTGGTGGACGAGAAGTACGGCGACGAAGCCCTCCCTGAAGGCGAAGACGTGCCCAAGCTGGCCGACTTCATCACCCGCATTCGCCCGCTGGCGGATGCCGTGGTCAGCGATGAACTGGGCCGGGTACTGGAAAAGAGCATCAACAAGATTCTCGTCGATCGCCTGGCCAACGTGCTGGCGCATATGGAAAAAAAGGGCTAAGAAAACAGCGCCTAGCTGCGAGCTTCTAGCGTCTAGAGGTGAGCAGCTGCCCCCACTTGCTAATACCCAAAAACGTCACTTCATCCCTTCGCATCTCACCAGAAAACCCGGCTGCCATTAGCAACTCATGGCTAGAAGCTCGTAGCTGTCTTTTCATGCTGCGTTAAGTAGGCTTTTCTTTCTGTTTTGTTGCCGCCTCTCCCCCTCATACCCACGGGAATGCCAATCTTGGGACTACCGTGCGAAAAGTGTCGCGCACACGACCATCGCACTTAAAACAATAAAGTCCCGAGGAGAGCACCATGAAACCCGGAGTTGTCATTACCGCGCTGCTTGCCGCCAGCCTGATCAGTGCCTGCGGGGGAGGCGGTTCCAGTAGCCCCGCCCCGGCCGCCAACACCCCCACACCCAA